CTATAAACCCCAAGATCAACAAAATATTGCATTACGCCCGGTAAAACAAAAATTGTATTCGTTTGATAAGCAGCGCCTTGAGGGGTTATAAATATCAGTTGTTGAACCGGGGCCCCATCGCGAAATTTGTTATTATTACTGTAACCAATACTGTAAGTTGATCTATTCCAAAGCTGCTTAAGTTTGTCTCCAACGGTTAATTCAAATTTAGGATCTAATCTAAATTCCTGAAGATACTCAGGATCTATACCTAGAATAAGCCCGATCTGCTTGTAAACAGTTTTGTTTTTAATAAATATGGAGTCTTCCATAAGCTTTACAGCTTGATCGCGTTCGAGATTCTCAATTTCAATGCTTTGTTTAAACTCTGAATTATAATTTTCTTTAAAGTGCGCCAACGCCTCTTTAAAAGATTTAATTTCTCTATAAGCCGCCAATAGACGAAAGACTTTTTCTTCAACTCTTTTATCAATGCCTGCAACAACAGCCACAACAATAACCTCTTACTTATCGTAATACCTTAAAATGTCCTGTAAAGGTAAGGGAATATAAATTAGATCCCCAACGCTTAAATCAGCTTCTGTTGGCTTTTGATTAAACATAGCAATCACCCACCAGTATTGAGCAGAGTTGTAATATTCAATCGCCAACTTAAAATAACGATCGCCTGTTCTCCAGATGTGGCGAACTTTTGTTAAGTTTTTTATTTCCTCAACAGAAGGATAAGACATTTGTGGAGTAGAATAATAACGAATAGAATTTACATTTCGATCTTCTAAAGTTTTTTCATATAACTCGTTTGTATTCGTCAAGACTCTTCGTCTATCGTATCTTGTAGGCATCGTCTATTACCCCTCCAAAGCTTCTGCTTCTAATGATTGGACAATAGATGTGGATTGATTGCCAAATTCACCTATTGTAGTTACAGAAGTAGAACTTTTAATTATGGAAGCATTTGGGAATTTTTTGTTTAGTAAGGCATCCCCACCAAACTTCTTGTCTTCACTCCAGCCATTTAAGTGAGTGTGTAGAACATTAAAAGTAAATGAAAGACTAAGTTTTTTTGGTATATAAGAATCTTCCCTAGTAACCGTGGTGTTAACGATGGGACCCGTCCCACCGGGCGTGTAGTCAACTGCTACAATATCTGGACCATATCCTGTAACTCCCTGTGAGTTTTCTACATCGGCGCCAAAGCTAATTTCTCTAGTACTAGCTTCGGACCCGGGAATGGTTACCGTTCTCGTATCGCCCTTGCGAATTATAAAACCCCCTTCACCGATATCAGGAGCATAGCTAACTGCACCCTGTATATAACCGTACAGGTACTCCCCTGCTGCTGCGTTACTTATTAAATTTGTCCACCTCAACCCTAACAGCGGAGCGGCTTTTAGTGTGTTTTGAACCGTACGCGAGTCTCTTTCGTACATTGGGTAAAGAAACTCTATTAACTGATTTACATTTACAAGATTTTGTATGGCTTGCTGCATATTGTCTGATACTACATCAAAACCTAGTGATATCGTTCTTTGAGTATTCTCAAACGCTGGAAGGGGATCCATTCGTCCGTACACAGTAGTTGAGGACCAATTGGAGTTGAAAGAGTCGCTAAACTGGGTAACCCAGCCTTCAAAACTCACCTTTTCAGATGTTGGTAGGTGCATAATATGTATCGTAAAAAACGGATCTTTTCTTAATGATGGTGCTTCTGGCATTTATATTCCTCTAGCCGTTTGTAAATGGGCTAAACGCATTTCTCCCGGCTGTACTATCTAGCGCTTTAACAACAATATCATCAATCTTTTCTTGACCAACATAAACAGCGATCTGCTGTGGTCCCCCACCACCAGATGTAAATTCTTTTAATGTATCAACAAGTGACTTGAAATCTTCTTTGGAGATAACCTCGGATCCTTGACCACCAGTGATTAACATTTCGCCTGGGTGGACGATGGCTTGTTCCGACATAATGGTGCCGCCCTTTTCAAAGCGAGGAGTTGCAGATCCAATCTTCCCACTCTCAGAAAGGCCCCCTGTAGCAGCGATACCTCCTGCGGTGGCCAGACCAGCCAAGCCGGCGAATATTGCCAAGGAAGTGCCTCCTGTAAATGGAGCGGCTATTAATGCTGCTACGCCTGCCGCAGCCAAACCAACAGTAACAAATCTACCCAAAGCACTCTCTGCGCCCGCAACGAATCCAGCAATATCGCCTAAGAAGTCTATCATGGGAATAAGAACATTATCTATAAATGGTTTTCCGTTGATTAACAAGCTATTAAAAGCATTGCTTAATTTATCCATCACAGACTGTGCCTGTCTGGCTGCTTCGGCCATCTCTTCTTGATTCATTCTTTGAATCTCAAGCTCTTCATTTGATTTGCCTAGAAGTTCAATAGTCTCAGACGTTGAGAGTCCCAAAGCAGAAGCAAACGCTTCTAGTTCGGCACCACTTAAGTCCTCAACAGATTTGCCTGCTTGGTCAAATCCATCACGAAGCATCTTGATTCCTTCAATTGGATCCTCATAAGCTGCGTTTAGCATGTCGATAGAATTTAAGAATGGTCCACCCAAGATGGCGTTAAACCGACCAACAATTCTTCCAGCTTCATCAAAAGTCTTAAACTTATCGACAACCCCCACAAGAGTCCCTAACTCTGTGCCGAGTGCCTTTGCGGCAATTGCCATCTCTTCAAACACTTCCTGCCCGTCTTCGCCAAAGCGAACAATAAAGTCTTTGTTGGCTGCGAACTGACCGCCCAATACGTCTATATCAACTCCCAAAGATCTTGCCGTTGAAGCCAAATCAATAAGAAGGTCATTAGCTTCTCCTACATCCATTCCCAATGTTTGAGTAGCAGTCTGAATAATTTTAGCTTGCGTTCCAAAACTAAATCCAAGCTTCTCAAGCTGAACGGTTGTTTGAGTTATTTCCTCTTGCTGTTGTTGAGTCAGGTAAGTAAAATCCGTGAACTCGTTCTTTAGGGATCTAACTGCGCCTGCAACATCGTTAAAAGACACGCCAGCAGCCATGTTTGCCATGGCAACATCGCGAATAGTTTCATTAAACTCATCGCCAGCACCTGTCTGTGCTTTGAACTGAGCTATAGATTTGTCAGACTCAAGTGCTAGGTTTGTTAATTCTTGCGCTACTTTAAAAACAGTATTTTTTAGTAACTCCCCACTTGTTACAGATTTAAGAGCGGCATCTCTAAATCCTTTAAGATTTACTTTATTTTTGTCTCCAAACTGAGCAAGTTTTTTAAATCCACCTGAAAGACCAAGAACTGATTCAGCTAGCGATTCAAATAGTTGTTCACCAGCAGCCAATGCATCTTGCTGTTCTTGGATTGCTTTTGTATTTTTCTTTATTTCGTCGGTGGCTTCCGCAATACTGTCTTTATAGGACTTATAGGCTTTTTCGGCCTTTGCTACCTCGGTAGTATATTCTTGTATAAATTCAGGATCATTTAACTCTTTAGCAACTTCCAGCTGTTCTTTCTGGATCTTAAGATTGTTTAGAAGAGACTTTCCCTGATCCTTGATGAGATCAATTTCTGCCTGTCTCTGTTTATTTCTTTCTATAAGTTGCTCGATGGTAAATTCAGCCATTTATAAACTCCTAGTTCTTAAATGGCCATCTCAAGCCTGTTTCTTTTTCGAACTTCTCAACTGCTCTAGATAAAGAGTACTTTGATTTCATTGTTTTTGGATCATCAAGTCCATTCTTAATATAAGAATCCATGTAACGCTTTTCACTGCGAAGCGTCTTCATGAAAGATTCAACTTGTGATGTAGTTCCCATTAAACGAAGTGGAACATCAAAACCACCAAAATATAAATCAAGCAGCATACTGCGAACTTGACCAGCGAACTTGCTGTACACTCTTTCGTTTAGTGGTTTGCCAACGTTATTTAAGTTTATTACTTCTTCTACTATATCACTCATGCGTTAAAGGTCCTCATTTAAATATAAATAGTTCAAAAAAAGAAAGAACTTATCTTGTTCTTGCTTTCTCCATTCTCTCTTTTTGATCTTTGAACTCTTTGGACAATCTTTCAAGGAACCATCGGCGCAGTGCAATGGGAAGATTGTATAGCTCTGTAAAGGACCAACCGCCGTGATGCTTAAGTAAAAAGAACTCTTCGTATACCGATTCTTGATATTTAGGAGTTAGGCCAAAAAAAGGCTGCCGTCATTGGCATGCCTACCTTTCCTTCTTCGTGACAAAGGGGGCATGTAATGTCAAAACGAAGGTCAAGATCTGGCTTGATAACATCGTAGGTATTACGAAGGTGCTTTACATCTGGCAATGGCATTGATTCAATGAACTTATTAAGCAACTTTGGATCAGTGTGCTCATTGGCTTGGACAACAATAGACTTTAAGAGCCCTGTGATTGGACTAGCGGATCCGTTACCGCCAATCAAAGAAGCAATTCTTTTTTCATCGCGCGATGTCAACAAACGAACATAAATGCGAACTTTGGATACTGGCAATCCAAATGAGAAGACACCCTGACCTTCTATTCGTACACCCTCTGGAAGTTCATTATCTTGCGGTTTAAGCTCATTTAAATCAAAAGTATAATCTGATTTTTCACCACAAGAAGGGCACGGTGCTGTTACGTCATAAAAAGGCCCAAATCCTGTAACTCTTGTTGCAATAAGAATCGCGTTCTTATCACCCAATAACAAATCACCAACTTTAATCTCTCTATTGATTATGACCGATTCCAACAAACGATCAATAGCAAGTTCGTTTCTGAGAAGAGCCTCGGAAGTTAGAATATCTTCTTCCTTAGCTGTCATGTGTTTGATTTCAATAACAGTTTGATTGTGAAGTGGATGCCCTTCTGGGTAAAACAAACCTTTGCTCGGCAACTCAACAAATTCTGTTGGATTGACGAATGCGAAAAGGTCTGATGCTTCTGATGTAAGGGGAGTTGGCGCGTCTGGTTGCGGTGCGCCAAGCCGCTCTAAGTTATTTCTGCGTGACAAAAATCACCTTCTTTCTATACTATAATGCAGTCACAGCCGCTACAGCAGGACCGGACACATAATCAGCCCAATCATAGCGGAAACCAATCTCAATATTAAGGAGACCATCGTCTTCGTAAGTTAAATCACCAAATGTAGCAGAAGTAATGAAAGCATTGTTAAGTGTCCAAGTACCAATCAAGCCACCTTGACCGTTCAACTCTTCAATAATAACATTACCTAACTGGTTAACAGCATCAAACTTGTTTACAGTGCCTGGAGCCTGTGCTGGGTTGAAGAAAACATCTTCCTGTACATCAGGCTTAAGGTAACCGGAGCCGACAAGCGCATCATAAAGAATCTTGTTTCCATCTGGATTAATCGCATTAACGATTGTGGCATTAACTGGCTCCCATGTAACGGTACCGGGGTAGTAGTAAGTGTTTCCTAAAAACTTATGTTCGGTGGCAGTTACCTGATAAGATGGCTTTGTAACCGTCTTAGCGAGGTACTGTTCAAATCTGAAAGCGTCATCGACAGAAGCCAAATTTGGCAACGTAAGTAAAAATCGATGTGCTCTTCTTGGTTCTGATAATGCTGATGTCCAAAATGGCATTTAAGTAGTCTCCTGTAAGTCCTATTATTATATAGTGCGGGGAGCCGTAACTCCCCGCATTTTATTAATCGTCAAACGATGCCCCTGTTCTTGTGATGTTGAAGTCAATCGCAATGAACTCGATAGCTCTTGTTGGCTTCAAGAAGATCTTCGCATATAGAACGTTTCTATCTACAAGATCAGGAGTTGTGGTTGTGTCATCAAGAACAACTCTGTAATCAGAGAGACCAAAGTTTGTCTTAACATCGGCCAAGAAAGGATTGACCTGTGCAGTAAAGCGCTTCCAAGTCTGCTGAACGTTTGGATCGAAGAGCAAGCCAGATGCGATCTGGGAGATGCGCTTCTTAACAAAGATCATTAGGCGGCGAACGTTAATGCGATCCAAAGCAGAAGGTGTAACCT